CCCATCACAATACAACGTTTCAGGGTGGGTGTGTTCACCTCAACTACTTACATGGGACTTCAAGGGTAAGCGACCATCAAGGCTACAGTTGTATGACAACAAACTATGTTCGAGTTACTATTCAAACAATAAACATCTGAGTCAAAGCACTTCAACACATCGAAGGGTCATTGAATTTGTACAACACGAGCGAGCCATCATGCAGAATGTATGTGATAAGTTTGTCATCAAAGTAATCAACAAGGCTCTCAACCGTATGGTTAAGAGTGGTCGATGCCGACAGGTAACAGCAGGTCGTGGTCGTACATTCGAGTGGCAAAAATGGAGTTGGCTTGAAGCGGTACGTGAGCAAGTACTCCTAAGCAACTCAATGCAACGTAAGGTTGGCGACACCATCAATGGATGGGTGTACTCCATCAAGAGCACCAATGAACAGTACGGTCAAAAGATTCACACATACTATTGGGTTCCAAAGGACAAGGTACAATACCAACAAGTACTTGTTCTCATGCCATACCTCAAGCGTGAACAAGTATACAAGAATGGTTCGTGGTTGTATGTGTATAAGTTAAGTCATTCAAATACTACACTTCCATATATATTCACTTCTGAACAAGCGGCTCAAGCATACGCTGATAACATCAATGCTGTCGGTCTATCTACTGACACAGGGATTCCTATTCACAAAGAACTCGATTCAGATTTCAATGCGAAAGTAGCACTCCCCGAAGCACATGTAACTACAGGGGCATGGGATATACAACTCAAGCCTGATGTATACATTGAAGATGAGCAGACACCCCAAGCGATGTTTGTTTCCATCCTCAAGAAACCTGCGTTGCGTAAGAAGGTGCAAGAGTATTCAGAACATATGCCTAAACCTCTTACAATGATTGTTAAGAAGAAGGAAGAGGTCGAGGCTACTGCGTGAGTCTGACGACTATCATCAATACAATGGAGGAATAAATATGGACATAGTAAGGACATTGAAGCACGCTGCAATAGAATTGCATCATGCAATCGTAAAACACTTGAACTCAGATACACCTCAGGTAATCACTAATCAACTCCTTGAAGCGTCGCACCATCTCGCATCAGCAATAGTCATACTCGACAGGAGTGATGAATGATGGTTAGAGCAGACGGATGCCGTATGGTAGACGGGAAACACGTTCATCAAGTATGGGCTGGTGATTGCGCTTATTGTAGCGCAGATTTAGCATGGAATCAATCTTCATGGTCTTATCTTAACAGGAAACATATTTGCTCGGACTGTGAAACCGATGGACTACACTTAGAAGCAAATGGTATTGACGGAAACATAAAGGTGATTTACAGATGACTGAACACTACACATACAACAGAACTTGGGAAGAAATTCATCAACTATTGGATGAGTCTGAACAGTTAATGAATGGACACAAGGCACAGTCGTATCAACAAAGCATCCCTACGAAGGAAAGGATGCAACACATGAGAGACTACAAGGCATTGCAGGGCGTTTGTAACGCACTACGATGGGTACTCGGACACAAAGGTACTACAAAGATGAAAGTACTTACAGGAGAGGACTAACATGGTTGGTATAACCCGTGATGAAGCGATTACCCGTATACTGAAAGGTATGCCTCACACCCTTATGACTACGGATGAACTAATCGGAGTTCTATCCGATAAGAACTACACATACATTCCAACGGCACGACAGATGCCATACATCCTCAAACGGATAGGTATGGTACAGGTCGAAACGACAAAAGGAAAAAAATGGAGATTTTAAAATGAAACATAGATTACAAGTAGCGAACAACAATTGGTATGACATAGAGGAGATTTCATCTACGTGGTATCAGATAACTGACGTAAGCGGAGACAAGGCAGACCTGATAGGTACGTTGGTGAGACAAACCACAAGAGGATGGGAGATTTTCAAGAGCCTTGAAGATACTTCACCCACTAAAGTACTGCCTACAAGGACTTCATTCGTTCCCCTGAACATACTTAGCGAGGAAGAATGATAGCCTTATAAATCGGCAAAGAGAATAAAGATGAAAGGAGTTGAAAAAAGATGTTACAAGAACAATATACAGAAGATGAATACAAAAAAGCGAGAGACTTAGATGGTGCGGTGATACAAGTACGTGTCGTGAACAATGGTATGCTTCACCTACAGGGTTACGGTAACGTAACCGTCAACCGAGACTATGGTTTCGCAACACAGATGCAAGCACCAACGTTCCTCATGGACACACTAACGACGGTCAAACCAAAGTATATGTCGTTTGCTTCCATTGAGAAGGTGTACGAGCGTAGCGTTACGGTAACACGATTCGATGATGGCTACACCCTTTGGTTGGGAACTGAAACATGGGAGTTCACAGCAGACAATCCGTTTGCAGACAGTGGCGGAATATCTCTATGGTTTGATGCGAACATGAACACACAACCATTGATTGACTTCTGCGAACAGAATGACTTACTCGTTGTCTTAGAGGGGAACAGAGCCGTACTCACATTGGACATGCAATTGGAAGGTGTGGAATAATGATTACCGAAGAAATGTTTGACTTAATGATGCACATGATTGGCTACGGTGATACTGTAAGGCAACTCATTGATGCAATGAATGATAACTACTACAACTTTGACAAAGACCTCATCCTTGAACTCGCACAGATGATAGATGACAGATGGAATATAGGCGCAGTTAAAGCAATTAAACAAGTGAATTTACCTCATCCATCACATCTGGAGGTGACAGAATGAGTTCCGACCTCAAAGAGATTCAAGAAGATATTGACAAAATTCTATACAGATTAAGGGATTTAAACGATTCCGTTATAGGATTAGATGTCGATGATAAGTTGAAGGTAGAAGCAAAAATACTGATAGAAAAAACAGCACAAAGTTTAGTAAAATTGTACATAAATGTTGGTGTGGAGGCGGACAAGAATGATTGACGCAGACAAATGGATAGAATCAGCGAGAGTATCGTTGGATGAATTAGAGAAAGAAGTCAAGCGGTTGCGACACGAACTTGAGATTAAGAAGGAAGCACTCGCTAAATCACAATCATCATACAAGGAACTACGAAAGCAATTGAAGGCGATGATTGAATGATTGACACAGACAAATACGAAGGACACACAGAAGGAAAGCGGGAGATTCAACACAACGCTTTCATTCACATAGAAGAGCGAGGCTTGTATGCAACAATAGCAGGTGGTTTCACTACAGCAGATGTAGAACTCATAGCAGACGCACCCCTTCTCTTAGCAGAAGTCAAGCGGTTGCGATACCATCTTGACTTGATGATAGAAAAGTTCGGTGAAGCATACCTTATTGAAACATTGATTGAAAGAGGCGAAGAAGAATGATTGACACAGACAAATACGAAGGACACACAGAAGGATTGTGGTGTTGGAAAGACGGTAATATCGTGCGAAAAGCAATTGGAAACACGCCATTAACAGACGATGCGGGATTATACTCGATAGCAGACAAACATCTCATCACCGACGCACCACTCCTACTCGCAGAAGTCAAGCGGTTGCGTGAAGAATCAGACGAACAATATGCTTACATCAAGAGGTTGAGTGAACAGTTAGCAAGGGCGACTAAATGGGCTTACAAACAAGTTCTCCACAATGATTCAGCGATGATGGACTTTGATGACTATGTTTGGGGTGAAGAAGAATGATTGACACAGACAAGTACGAATACATGGTGACACATTTCAAAAGTGGAGAGTCCGATGGGGCATTTGCTACCTACGAAGAAGCAAAGGCTCACTATGATTCACACGATGAAGAATGGCGTGAAGCACATTACATTGAGGAAGTGAAGAAGAATGATTGACATAGACAAATACGAAGGATGCCAAACAGATGTACCACTTGTTTTACACAAGGGGTTGTTATGCCCTACTGTCTTCATGGATGTTGACGGTAGCGGAGAGATTGTTCCTACTCTTGACCGAGGGGTTGTGGATGTTCAAGCCGACATCCCCGAACATTACCTACAGTTATTACAAGACGCACCGCTTCTCCTTGAAGAAGTCAAGCGGTTGCGTGAGGGTATATTGAATGTCATGGCAGGTATTTACGATAACATGTATGACATGAATCAAGCGTTGGACAGGGTGATATTGAATGATTGACACAGACAAATACGAAGGACACTTGATAGACAAGGCAGTAGAGGATAACTCGCAGGTTTGGTGTTGGTCTAAGTGGTTGCTAAAGAATGCTGAAAACACAGAACAGATGAATGCTACTGCTGAACTGTTGAAAGACGCACCACTTCTCCTTGCGGAAGTTAAGCGGTTGCGTGAAGAAAATGAGCGATTACATGAAGCGATTCGTGGATGCGATTCTATGAAATGCACATGGCTTTATGAGGGAACATACAAGGAGATGACGAAACATGATTGACACAGACAAATGGATAGAATCAGCGAGAGTATCGCTGAGCGAATCAGACAAATGGATAGAATCAGCAAGAGTATCGCTCGGCAAATTAGAGAAAGAAGTCAAGCGGTTGCGTGAAGCACTGCGTATTGAGCGACGAATCGTGCAAGCCTTCTATGATTACAGAGATACTCGTTGTTACGAAGACTGTGAAACATGGATGCTTGAAAAAGGCCATCGTGTTATGGTGAAGTACGGCAATGAAGAACAAAGCGAATGGAAGGTGATGATTGAATGATTGACACAGACAAATACGAAGGACACACACCTGCGCCGTGGAAAGCGGATTATGATTTTCCCCGTCATGGACAGATACAGACGGGTCTTGTTGGCCCGAATGGGAAACCCCTTGGTTATGAGAATAATGATGACGGACAGATAGCCAACGCACAACTCATCACAGACGCACCACTTCTCTTAGCAGAAGTCAAGCGGTTGCGTGGAATAATTGCTGGTATTGTTACAGACATGGATGAGGATTGGAGATTTTGGCGAAGCGAATTGAAGAAGGTGATTGAATGATTGACACAGACAAATATGTAGGACATACACCTGCTAAGGGTTGGCGAAAGGCCGATGGCTCGGCTATGTCCATACAGTCGGCTAACAATAATGCTGATGCAGAACTTATGGCCGACGCACCAATTCTCTTAGCCGAAGTCAAGCGGTTGCGTAAAGGAATGAAGATGATGCTTGACGACATGAAGTTCTCAAAGCCCGAAGAAGATATTGAGTATTGGCTTGATACATGGAAGCATTGGTTGAAGGAGATGATTGAATGAAATGGATATTAGAAGAGAAGATAAGTAAACTGTATGTCTCGCTAAAAGCGTTAGACAAGATTGAACATGAAGAATTATCAAAGGCAATACTGCTCTTTGAAAAACTCAAGGGTAATCTACTCAAACTCACAGAAGAGAAGGCATATTATCACACGATGTACGCCGCACAATCTGACTTCATATTCGATACCCCTTATGATAAAAGGTTAATTGGACACGCATTATATGAGCACATTGCTGAAACATTCGATGTTCCTGTATCATGGGTTTCATTAATTCCATTAGCAATGTATGTGAGTAACAAATCAGTCTATGCAAAGGTGGAAAATTGGGATTGGGACATCTTAGACAAGGATGGGTATGTCTTTGAAAACGTATACGCCGCTTTCGTGGATGGACAGTTAGATGGACTGATACCCGAAGATGAACCCTTCCCATATCAACGACCTCCAAAGGTTGTAGAGATTCACAACAATGCCAAAGAATATCTTGAGGGCATTGCTAAACAAATGAATGTACCATTATCAGATGTCATAGGTAACAAACCAAATGACGTTTACTTCCCTACAGACGAAGAAGTATAATACAAGATGGTGCGTGATACTTTCATGGGGAATCCAATGGATGAAGCATTTGCTTTCATTCAAAACAATAGGGGTACTCCACTCGGCGGTTCGACAGGGGCGAGGCGATTCGATACAGAACAAGGTTCCTTTGTCGGTAAGCGAGGCGCACACCCACAGCACATACTCAATGAATTCGACATGAATCAATATCTCAATGAACTCGGCGTACCAGTACCCGAAGCACAACTACAGAACATACAGGGGCAACCAACAATGCTAACCCGCTTTGAAGAAGATGCTTTACCCATGAATGTAAGTAGAGATAGACAACAACTCACACAGGACTTCGTGCCTCATGCAACAATCAGCAATTGGGATATGCTTGGTATGCATAACGACAACGCACTACGCAGACCGACAGGGGAACTCTCCTACGTGGACGTAGGGGGCGCAGGTCCTTTCCGAGCGCAAGGCGCACCCAAAGGTTCAGCCTTTGGTACATCAGTAGGTGAACTCGATACACTACGAGAGAAGAACCCAAGAGCATTAGGACACATCACGGAACAGGACTTAGGCCGTTCCTTTGATACTTACGGGGGAGAGGATGCAATGACACAAGCATTGAATGCGATACGCAACCCTGATACCCGTAACATTATGCAACAGCGAATACAAGATGTTGCACAACGAGTTGCTTGATTCGGCAACTCTCCTTTATAAATCGGCAAAGAGAATAAGAGTGAAAGCAAGGAAGTGAAAATATGGATAGTATAACAACAAGCAACATGAAAGATAGAGTATGGGACAATGCAACAGAAATGTGTGACCAACATGATATGCCAAAGGTATTGGCACTTGCACACCATCTCGATAGTATTGACTTTGAAGATGTGGAAGGCTACATTGATAATGATTACCTTGTCTACACAGATGAAGAGGCTGACGAAGCAGTACGTGAATACATTGAAGAAACTGTATGGGCATTCAGTCCAACGTTTCTCCAAGCACACACTGGTGTGGATAGTGACACAATCAAACAAATTCAAAACACCAAACTTGATTCTCCTAACGAAGTAATCACAGCGATGATAAAAGACTTCGATGCCTTTGTTGATGACGCAGTATCATCTGATAGTCGAGGGCATTTCCTCTCAACGTATGATGGTGAAGAGATTCAGATACAAGTCGATAGAACGGTGTACTACATATACAGGGTGGGATAATCATGGGTATAAGTTACGGTAGAGCATGGGTTCCTGCGGAACGAACGAATGATACAATCATGATGAAAATACCAATGAACCCCGTAGTGTGGGACTTGGATAGGTGTGCTGAAATGTTGGCACATGCGATACATAGATGGGATATTTATGATGAGGAATTAGAATCTAAGAAGCGTGTAAAGCAATACCTTACACGGGCGGCGGAGTATACCGCTTACAACGCTGATGAGTTCCATTATGAATACAGTCTGTCTGATGAAGAGTTGCATCGTGCGAGGACTATCATCGACCAATTTTTCCACTTTACAGCAGGGGAGGAATCAGAATGATAATTACAATAGAAGTAACAGAAGAAAAGGAATATGAAATAGAACACGACGACGACTACTACATTGCCGAGAGCGTAGTGTGGGCGATGCGTGACATGATTGAACCTCCAAGCGGGGGCTTCGTCATGTACTCATCAAGTGCGCCTGAGTTCAATCTTGAATACTTAATTGAAAATGGGTGGAAGCCTGAACACCTCATGGTGTGTACCATCGCAGGACACGACACAGTATGGCGATTAGAAGCGATGTCTGACGAAGGTGAAGAATAATGAGTGCTGATGACGTACGCAACTCCGCAAAGGACATGACAATGGCTGAACTCATAGAGGCTCAACAACTTTGTGAGATAGAGATGTGTTTGTGGAGTGAAGCACTTGATACCATTACACATTATCTTACAATGATGGAGGAAGAGGAATGAACATATTTGTATTAGATAGAAACCCAATTACTGCGGCACGAATGCATTGCGACAAGCATGTTCCAAAGATGTGCGTCGAGGTCGCACAGATGATGGCATCAGCCCTGCGTAGGCATGGTGCAACTGATGAGCAGATGCCCCTCACCAAAGCAGGTAAGCCCTACAAGGGTGGCTACGCTCATCATCCATGCACAGTATGGGCGGGAGATTCTCGTGATAACTTTGGTTGGCTTGCTTTACACGGTGTTGAATTACTGCGAGAATATGACCGTCGTTTCAACAATGTAGATGTTCACGCATGTCACGGTCCGATTCATACAATGCTAAAGATGATTCTTCTCATACCTATGGGTGACTTCACACCATTCGCACTGGCTATGCCCGATGAGTACAGACCTGAACCTGTCGATGGCGAGGTTGTGTACCATGCTTATCCTAAGTTTGCTATCGAAGCATACCGTCGCTATTACCATTCCAAACAGTTCGCCAAGTGGGAGAAGGGAACACCTGCCCCCGACTGGTGGCAAGGCGTGGAGGTGACGGCGTGAATAAAACATACATGGATGGATTAGCAGAAGGCTACGAAGTGGCGATGGAACAGATACAACGAATACTTGAAGACCTTTCATTAACTCACGGTATGCTCAAGGAACACTTGGAAGAAATAAACAATCATCCCGACAGAAGCGTGGAGGTGACGGCGTGATGGCATACAGTAGCAAAGAGAAGAAAGCGGAAGCAAACAAACGATACAAGGCTACTCCCGAAGGGAGAGAGAAAGTCCGAGCGAGTGTTAAGAGATTTCAATTACGACAAAGGATAAAGGATTTAGAGAATCGCATAACGGAGGAAGGTATAGTGAAATACAAACAGGCTATTCAAAACAAGATTGACGAAACGAAAGAAAAACTACGAGGCGTGGAGGTGACGGCGTGAGTGAAGAAGAGGATTTTTATGTTGAATGTATAGCATGTGGTTGGATTGTATTATCTCGCCAATCGTGTGATTGCGTGGAGGTGACGGCATGACCGACGCATACCTATTCAGCGAATGGCAATGCGGCAACTGTGGTCGTGGCTTCCCCGACAAGAACGATGCAGAAGAATGTTGTAAGGAGATGAAAGAATGAAAATAGACGAAGAAAAAAAGAAAATAGCGAAGCAGTTAGAAGAAGTGAAAGAGAGAATGAGTCTCTTAGAAGAGTTTGAACGGTCACTTTACAATACAACCATCTGTAAAGAAGATGCTCATAATTGGCTTATCGTGGAAACACATACGATGGACTACGGTTACTTAGTTCACATGCAATGTGATAGGTGCGGCATATCTCGATTCCATAAATTCACGGAGACTGATAATTGGTCGGAAGATGATTTCGCATTCCTACGTGAAGAGGAGGAATGAACATGGAAAATAAATCATTTACATTTGGGAATGGTTCGTCGCTCACCATGTGCGACCTTGAAGATTTCCGAGATACACTCGAACCTAAACACACGGTTGTTACGTTGTGTCGTTACCCACCTCGCTTTATTGATAGCGATAAACAAGAGCGACATCACTACTACTTTCGAGCGCATAGCGACGACCCGAACATTTGGCAACATGCATCGGAGTTAGTGCTTCGTTTACTCGATGAAGGTAAGGATGTCTTACTCCATTGTGTACATGGACGGGACCGTACAGGAGGCGTGGCTTACATTGTCTTGCGTATTTTGATTGCTGAAATGGGTTGGGATGATTACGATACGGATAGTGTAACCGATACGATGGCATTATTACGCCCGAAGATTGGAGATATTTTCAAAGAGAAAGTAGCATCAAACCTAACACTCTATGAGAACGTTTTCAATACGATTTACGAAAGAAGAACGGTGAAAGTATGAGAGTACTTGTAGCCTGTGAATATAGTGGTCGAGTGCGAGAGGCATTCCGAGCAAAGGGACATGATGCATGGTCTTGCGACATTCAACCTGCCTTAGATGACTCGCCGTATCATTTTCAGGGCGACATCTTTGATGTTATCGACAAGGGGTGGGACTTGATGATTGCCCACCCACCATGTACATACCTTACAGTTACAGGTAACAAATGGTATTACCATCCCGATGACAAGCATCTTCCTGTAGAAGAACGCAGACCTCATCCACGTTTCCCGAACAGGAGAGAACAACGTGAAGAGGCGGTTGAGTTCTTCATGAAACTCATCAATGCAGACATTCCAAAGATAGTGGTTGAGAATCCTGTTGGCATCATGTCAACACGATTCAGGAAACCGAATCAATACATTCACCCGTACCAGTTTGGTGACCCATTTGAAAAGCGTACAGGGTTTTGGTTGAAGGGTCTTGACCCTCTCGTACCTACTAACGTAGTCGAGCCTCAACCGAGAACCGTATTCAAGAGTGGTAAGTCTATGCCAGCGTGGTACGTAGAGGCGGCTAAACTCCCGCCGAAGGAACGGGCTAACGTGAGAAGTATAACATTTCAAGGCATTGCAGATGCAATGGCTGACCAATGGGGAATTGTAGACTTATAAATCAGCAAAGAGAAAAAAGGTGATTAAGATGTATTATAGTATACTGATGAGAGAAATGAATAAATGGCTAAAGCAAGCCAGCGAAGAAAGTATAGGTGAAATGATTGAGACTATGGCTGAAAGACTGTACAACAACTGTACGTCTGATATTCAAAAGGCTGGATTAGTTTCTATCTTTACAGAAGCAATGGAGGAATGGGAATGAACGAAAAACAACTAATGAAGAATACGAAAAAACAACTATGTGAAATTATACTTTCACAACAAAAGCAAGAGGAAGCGGTGCATTGCCCTTCCTGCGGAAGCGACGACATAACATACCGAAGTAGTTTCATGAGTGGGTCAATAGACGTGGCTTGTAAGAACTGTAAATCAATTTGGTTTGAAGTGTGGGAGTTCAAAGGCATTGAGATGATTATAGGAGAGGATAACCGTGTGGATAGCAACGAGTGATGGGTGGCTTAGTATTGTCAAGCATTTGAAAATACCTAACCATCTTTTGGTGAGGGCAAGGAAAGAGTGTCATATTGTTGACCAGTTCCCTGCGGCTGATGTCTACACAGACCCCGATGCGGATTACCCTTACAGGGCAGACATCCACATGGAAGAGGTTGCAGAATTTATGGTGAACTATGTGGAAAACATTGACTATCCTAATTTCAAGAACTCGATACCTGACAATGATTTCTACGATGCTTGTACTAAGGTATGGTCGGCCATGTATCATTACGGTACAAGGCACAGACCAGTCTTTGAGGGCGAAACATTAGATGACTATGGTATCATCTACGACAACGAAAGAATAGATTATGATGACGAGGGGCATGTGGTTTGACCACTCCTTTATAAATCGGCAAAGAGAATAAAGGTGATTTAAGATGGATTATTTAGATATATTAACACAGGAATACAGGGAATTGAACGATGTCATTACGGGTGACGTTGTTCACATGACTCGTGAAGAGTTCAAAGACAGGGCGACTGACTTGGCAAAAGAGTATAGAGTAATGGCCGAGAAATTAGAATCATACGTCGAAGAGATACTTACCCAACAACACGTAGAGGGGTTGACAGAATGAAGAAAACATATACAGTAACAATAACATACACAGGTGAAATAGAAGCAGAAGATAAAGACGAACTCGAAGAGAAGTTATGGGTGGTACACTCATTATTCGGTGAACCATTCGATAAGTTCCTATTCGATGCGGAAGAAGTTCAAATAGAATTGGAGGAATGAATATGGGATGGAGTTACAAGAGCATGACAAAACTTGCTTGCTTTATAGCACCGGTAGGTATGGAAGAATGGGACAGAACAGACATAGAGATGATGGTTGATGTCTGTGGTTGGGAAGCGGCTGATGACTTCTACGAACGATACCAGATTACGTATGGTGTCGCTTGCTCACTACAACGAGGATGGATTGCAGAATTAGCAGAACAGGAAGAACAGGAGGAATAGATATGAGAATAATTAACGGCGATTGTATAGAAGTCTTGAAGGACTTTGAAGATTCTTCTATTGATTTAATCATAACATCTCCGCCCTATAACAATTGGCGAAACAGACGCACGCAGAAGGCAAAGGCAGACTATTGGAGAAGAACCAACATCGTCTATGACTCTTATGATGATAAAATGACTGATGAAGAATATGAGGATTGGCAAATACGCTTTTTGAATGAATGTCATAGAGTCCTCAAGCCAACGGGAACAATGATTTACAACCATAAAGACCGCATCTTCAACTTTGAAGTTAAGTCTCCTCTTGAGTGGATTTTGAAGTCGGATATGGTTTATCGCCAGCGCATAACATGGGATAGGTGCGGTATGCAGGCATTCAATCCCGTTAGATTCTATCGGGTCGAGGAGGATTTGTATGTCCTCGGAAAGAAGGCGAAAGGCTTCTATTGGAATAAAGACTGCGCTAAATACCTTTCAGTGTGGAGAATACCGCCATCTCGCAATAAAGACCATCCCTGTGCATTCCCCGAAGAGTTGGTGCGTAGGTGTATTGAATCGTTCAGTGAAGAAGGAATGATTGTTCTTGACCCTATGATGGGTTCGGGTTCTGTTCCCAAGTGTGCAGAGAAAATGAATCGCAAGGGCATAGGTATAGACTTGTCCAAAACATACTGTGAGGAAGTCGAAGCCATGAGGAGGACGAAAGAATGAGGAAAAGAACTGACGATGAGATGATGAGGTTAGTGCTTGAATATGAATACGAGCGAATAAATCATGGGGGAGGTGAAGAAACCGAGTCCTTATTCGACATAGTTGTACAATATGGATTAGCAGGTTATGAACAGCCTAAGCATATATTACAATATGGAAGTGTTTGGGTTTGGGATTTCAATAGTGCAAGTATTACCCAAGAAGAGTTTTGTGAAGAACTATATGAGCCTGTGGCAAAAATAGTTAATGAAAGAAATCACAAACGGTGGATGAGAAAACATGGAATAATTGGCAAATTGACGAAGAAAACGAAGGAGGAATAGATATGGCACACAATATAGCAGTAACAGAAACAGGGCAACACATGACAGCATGGGCGGGGAGTACTCCGTGGCATGGACTGGGAACAAACGTAAGCGGTCTGATGACATCTCATGATGCATTAGTCAAGGCAAATCTAAATTGGCAAGTGGTTAAGAAACCGTTATTCTATAGCGAACTTTCCAATCACGAACACTTCTCTATCGAAGCATCTAAACCTGTACCGAATACCTTTGGTGTATTCCGTGAGAGTGATGATGGGCTTATCCCACTCACTCGTAACGGTAAATCAGTAGGTAAAGTATGGACAGCATTGCAGAATGCAGATGCATTCTCATTCATGGATGAGATTCTTCAAACTCAAGAGGCGACCATCGAAGTAGCAGGTGCGCTCGGTAACGGTGAGAAGGTATGGGTATTGGCGAAGATGCCCGAAACCATTCTCATCAATGGGCAAGACCCTATTGAGCAATACTTCCTTATCACGAACAACCACGATGGTACAGGTGCGGTTAAGTTCTTACCCACACCTATTCGTGTGGTATGTCAAAACACACTCTCACTCGCTCTAAGTAATGCGACTACAGTAATGAGTAAGCGACACACAAGTAAACTTGGCAATGCTGTTGATGAGGCAAGGGAGTCGTTGGGTATCATGAATCAGGACTTCATTACATGGGGCGATAAAGCCGAATCACTATTGACTGTCGAGATGGAATTGGATGACATGAAGGAATACTTCGTAGATACACTCGGCCTCAAGCGTGAAGAGAATGGCGAGATTTCAGACGACACCCGTACCCGTAACAAACTCAACAAGGTAGTATCGCTTCTTGCGACACAGAAGAATCTTATTGGAGACATGGAAGGTACAGCATGGGCGGCATACAATGCGGCAACCGAATACTTTGACCATCACGCTACTACACTACGCAACGGCGAGAAGAGTATCAAGGCTACTGAATCAGCAATCTTTGGTCCTTTCGCACGACGTAAGCAGAAGGCTTGGGACTTGGCAATGGAGATGACGGTTTGACCATCGTTAAACGAGCAACTGATATGGTTCTCAACAATGCCATCAGGCTTGAAGGGGGCGATTTGAAAGTCCTCTACACAGTAGAAGGTGAAGGGGTATGCGATGTTTGTGGTGCAGAACACATGGACATGCACTTCCTTGATGCACATGACTTGGTACTTGTACCATGTACACATTGTGAGATATTTTCAGTATACAAAATCAAAAGGAATAATAAACAGGACAATGACGAGTGACCACAGGTGAGACAAATGAACAACGAACAGACAGATTGGCAACCCGAAGCAGAACTACTTACATGGGCAGAACAACACTTCGATTCCATACCCGTAAACGGTGTATGGTCGCCCGATGGTACTGGTGTACAGTACATGAAAACAGATGAGAAAACATGGTCATTGATGTCAATGTATGAACATCCTGACTCAAAGGATTACCACAACAAAATGATTGTATTGATGAGTGCGGTGGGGTATGAAATAGCAACCCCTGATGGTTTTGAAACCATCACTCCACCTCTTGACCCCTCCTCGCAAGCGGAGATGCATTACCAACAGAAGCAAGAATTGGCAATGGGTTGGAAGTGTGATTGTGGAGAACCTTTGGCAAACTTTGAACTCGAAAATAGAACTGATGAGTATGTAGAAACCATTGAAGCGCAACTCGATAATGGTCAATCAGCCCCTCTTCAACTATGGAGATGTCACATCACATGTCCGTCATGTGAGGCTGATGTAGCAATGGAACCTGATGACTATCACGTATTAGCAGGAGATGAACTCTTCATGCAATTCACAAACATGACAGCACGATATACAGCGTTGACACGAATGCAAAACAAAGACCTCGCAGAATCAGGTATGTTCAAAGGAAAACCCTTGAACGTCAAGGATTCAATGTTTTGCGTACTCGGAGAAACCTATGAGGGTGAACGAGTACCTCCGTGGTTGTGGGGATGCTTAGTAGTAAGAACGCATTTACCTAACGAGGAAGAAGAATGACCACGTTTGAACGTGATTATTTGGTACAGGATGGTAAGACAGTCAAGTGGGGCGGCGGTAAAGGTAAAGTCCGTACAGCGTGGGTAAAGCATAGAGGAAGAAACTGGGTCGATATTCGTATGCTTCGTCGTAGTGATGAAGGATATACACACACCCGTGAAGGAGTGAGAATCACTCCTGACCAACTACGTGAACTCATGCCCGTATTAGCGGAAATGCTCGACCATATAGACAACAGCGTTGAACAAGAAGAAAGAAGAAAAGAGGTCGTTGAACATGAAAGCGTATCTCCTAAAGTGGCAACAGAAGAATAGAACATGGCAATTTGTCGATGGTTCACTTCAAGGTCAAAACGTTTCTTTCACGATGACGGAAGTAATACATAAATTACTTCGTAAAGTAAGTGCGCTTCATGCACGTCGTGCTCTACATGAAGGTTGTTATCTCATAGTGAGCGATACACTACATCCTGATACATATCATTTCACGAAGGAAAGAGAGGATAAACATGGTTCATTATATTCCAACGAAGAGTATGGTAATGGTTGGTTAGAATTTAAGATAACAGATACAGATGAAATTTACTTGGGGGTACACAGATGAAGTTTATGCGCTTGTGCTCTCTTCTTTCAAAGATGCCAACGAGGTTGAGTAAAGAAGAACTTACTAAGGAAGAGGCTCACCTTATGTGGTCCTTTCTCGATAGTTCTAAGCGTATTGCCATGTCTACGAGAATGGTGAAAGTACAGTTAGCAAAAGAATGCGGTTGTTTTGTTGAGCATCTCGATGATGTTACCAATGGGAAACCATTAGCGGAAGTCTTGACATGGGAATCGGGAGGTCAAAGTAAAGGCTACACAGTCAAGGAACTCATGACATTAGCACACAATGCAAGTGAATCACAAGACGATTGGGTGCTCAACCTATGCAACGCTATGACTGTTATAGAGGGTCAAGTGTTTTGGTCTTGGGCATTGAATTACAAGTGGTCACCTTATAGATACAGAATGGTCAAGTGGCTAAAACAACAGTTTAATCATGAAAGTAAGTCTATGGAATTTTATATCAATTCAATTTATTCGGGTATTTCTGATTCCGTATTAGAGGATGCGGCGTATACACCACTACAGATATGGACTGACGAATCCTGCGACACCTTTTGGTTCGTACAGGATTGCACTACGCTTGTCCAACTTAAGCAGGGGATTGCGAAGAAGAGAACGGGTGTGCTTGATTTTGAACTCACACCTCAAGTACCAGACGATACCCCCCTGATGTGGTGTTGGTCAAATCCTTTAGGGACATACAGATTACACAACGTCAAACATGACATGCCGTTTTCATCGTACAAGGAACCCATGCCTACATCATGGGAAGAATCACAACAACTACTCCACCATTATCCAAAGGGTGGGTTCATCATATTCCATGAGGGGGAGTACTATCTCAAGACGAGTGGTACGATTTCCCTTCAAGCACAAGTTACACATTATAGAAACGTGAACGGTACATGGGAGTTCAACATTGGTTTCAGGGATGGTATTGATGTTGTAGACATGAATATGTTTACAGTCGAAGAGAATGTGTTTGAACTTGATTACGCATTAAGACGCATAGGTATTACACCTACAGTCAAAAATACCAGCGAGCCGATTTCTGATACTTTCGTGGTGAAAGTAGAATACACTTGGTCGCCTTCTAAGGAGTGGCACTTTAGATTCAATACAGTTGTACTCGATGCAGGTCTATCAGACGTAGACGAGTTAGTAGATTACTTGGCGGTGGTAAACGATGACTAAGTGGGAAGATGTAGGATTGGGTATAGTGCTCGCTAAACTAAGGTTCCATGTCCACATGGAGAAAACTCATGTCGGTATAGGTTTTAGACTACGCCGTAAGATATTCATCAAGTACTCAAGCGACAACGAAGAGAAGTTAGTACGCTTATTCACAACAAGTAACAACCTTCCAGCGTTACCTGTATCATCTAAGAAGAAAATACAGGAGTGGATGGATGTCATTGCATTCTACGGTGGTAACCTATTGAGCAATTACATGCAGTACGATAAGATGCTGTTCACCATAGAGAACCCAATGCCAACGAAGTCAATGGAGGCATTCGTAGAGTGGGCGGAGAAGTATGATTTGGCCTCTCCTTTATAAATCGGCAAAGAGAATAAGAGTGAGAAAGATGAGCAATTGGAACGAACAACTACGACCACAAAAAGTGGATGACATCGTTGGGAACAAGCAATTCTGTGATGATATGCGTCATTGGGTTGAAACCAACGAGTACCCACCTGCTGTACTTTACTTAGGACCTCCGGGTACTGGTAAGACAAGTGCGGCTAATGTGCTCGCAAATACAGTTCTCGGTGCGAATAGAAACGGTATGAATCTTCTTTGGACGAATGCGAGTGATGAACGTGGTATCAACTATGTTCGTGATGAACTCAAATTGTTCTGTCGATTGAAGGGCATAGGTACGGACATCAAGGTAATAGTTCTTGACGAATTTGATGGCTTTACTATACCTGCTCAACAGACGCTACGTGGAATTATGGAACAGTATGCTAATCGGGTCATCTTCATCCTTACTGCGAACGATGGGGGTAAGATACACGACGCTATCAAGAGTCGATGTCGAACCTATACATTTGAAAGAGTAGGGGGAAGTGAGGGTGCGAAGCATCTTTCTCGCCTTGATTTCCTTCCGACTGAATGGGTGAAGAATTATCCTGCTCTTGTCGAATCCTTTGATGGCGACCTACGTGAGAGTGTAAACTATCTTACCTCACTAAAGCGTTCACCTGATGCACTTGACCACATAGAGAATGCTTCTGATGGACACAACTGGTGGGAAGATGTATCGAACAACAAATTCAATGACCTACGTGAAAGCCTACATGAGCGATTGAATAATCTATCAGGGCGCACTCAATTCATGTACAACGTTCACAGGTATGTCTCTAAGTTCTTTGACAAGGATGCGGAGACAGCATTCAGTATCATATTTGTATGGGGTCAGATGATGGAAATCGTTCATGATTTCATAGGAAGCGATGAGTCGTATGTAGACGTGTTCGTTGCAAGGCTAAAGAAGGAGTTGGAAAATAAATGAAAGACAAATATGATGAACTAACATACTATTTATTCGGTATGGAAATTGAACGCAACATGGAATGGGCAATGGAAGCGGCATTAACGGAGGATTACAATTTTTCTCCAGATGATGTTCTTGAACTTGCTGAACATTTAGGTAAAAGATGGGGCGTAGGACACATAGTTGATAAATGCAAAGAGGTGATGAATCAATGAGTTTTGATTTCAAACCCGCACTCGACAAGGGCGCAGACGCAACACGTTGCCTCATGATGAGTATCATATTCCACGCTTTGATTACTACGGGAGAAGATGATGTTGTCTTTGCTGTAGACAAGGCGTATGAAGTAACAAAAGAAATAGAACAAAAAATATTGAAAGATTGGTGATTAAGATGACATGGAAAGAAGAAGATGAATACGAAAACGTAGAAGATACAGGAAGTGGCTTTGGTGCTGTACAGGCAGAAGCGAGCGAGGATGGGTTACCCAAAGGAGTAATGCTTCGTTTGGGTGCTTATGCAGAGCGCACAAACAAGACAATAGAAGATGCAAAGAAGATGTACCTTGAGTACATTACAACGCATTATGGTTGCGACTCCCCTGCTGATGAAGATGAAGATTTGTTGGTCGATTGGGCTGAACAAGTGTTTACTGAAACTCGCAAGCAAAGCGGTGGAAGTAGTAAGAACCTCTCCACATGGGTTGGTTCATTCTTAGGTGTACAAGACCGTAAGCGAGACAGACTCGCTAACATTGTACAAAGCAATCTCAAGTTGTATGCAGATGACCCATCCGAAGCAATCGGAAGTGGTCGTCTTGGTGCATATGAAAAGACCGGTACAGTATGGTCTTTACACACAAAGGATGGTGTCAAGAAACTTGAAGCATCGAGTGATGAGAACCCACCTTATGGACTACAATCAGGAAGTGATTGGGTCTGTCTTACCTCATACAACGGCGACCCTGCGCCATACAAACGCATGGGTCGATACGCATACTTCCTCGGACATGAGGAAGAACAACTGGTCAAGAACAACAAGGTGTCTCTATGGCGTGTTGACTTGACAAATGAACTCACGGAACTCAATATCCAACAGGGTCGCCCTTGTAAGATACAAGTCGTACCTCCAAAGGATAACGCAAGAGAAGCATTCAAAGATGTACTCGGTGTTTACAGTAACTTTGAGATTGAATACACAGATGAGTTCCTTCCCGAAGATGTACGCCCTCTACTTCAACCTTCAAAGTTTTGGACATTACCTGCTTTCCATGAGTACTACGTACCAATTGATGAATTGGATGATGCGTATGAACGTGGTAAGCAAAGCGGAGACATTGGTGGCGAGCGTCGTCAATGGGGTCCGTTGGTTATCACAAGGGGATTGGTTACATCGCTCAACAGCGAGCCTCGTGAAAGCGACTTTGACCCCGAAGGTTACAACTATTCTATGACACTATCAAGTAGTATTACTGGTGATGTACAATGCTGGATTGCAGGTGCGGTGGGTAACCTTACTCAACCGTTCGTAGCAGGATGGGGTGAGGAGGCGTTTGAATACGCTGAACGCTCTACAGTACTTGTCTTTGGTCGTTTAGGTATGAAGGAATACAATGGTATTGTGTCTCCTAAGATAAGCGTCATGGGGGTCTTTGCAGACCCACGACGTAGCCGACAACGAGCAACTGGTGGCGATACAGGAGTTGGTCAATTTGACTGATTTCGGTTTCTTTGAAGCAAAAGGTGTATGTCCTAACTGTAAGTCTGTAATTGATGACATTTACAAAATACTTTGTGACACTTGCCAAGAGAAGAGGACAAAAAAGGAGGAATAAATATGTCAGGATTTGGAACAACAGTAACAGAAATTAAGAACGAAGAAAAAGAAGCGAAGGCGAAGGCGAAGGTACAAGCGAAAGCAACGGCGGCTGTCAGTAATGATGACCCGTTCGCTCACCTACGAGCCGAGCAAACAATGATGGAGAAGGCTAAGGCGCAACGCTACGACTTCATCGGAGTGGCTGGATTTGATGGCACATGTAAGTCGGGTATCATGCTCGATTGGTTTGCCAAAGATACAACCAAAGACCCCAACGCTAAACTACACGTACTCGACTTTGATATGGGAGTAGCAATGCTTGCTTCCGCATTACACACAGAAGAGGACAACATCGTATCATGGAACCCGTGGGCAATGGCGGTCAATGACCGTACTGCTTACAACTATCCCGCTACTCACCAGCGTGTCATGGACATCATGAAGTATGTACATGACCAAGCAACAAAGGGCAACCCTGTATGGGGTGTCATCATTAGCGGTGTTGATTCATGGTTGGAGATATGTGCCAACAACATGCGTATCGTGGACTTAGGTTTGTCTAACGATGCCATTGATGCGGCAGACGGAAGCGGTTCAGCAAAGGTTGAGAAGCAAGCGACATGGGCTATCCGTAACACACGGTTCCACCAACTCACAGCATTGTCTCGTGATTTAGTTCGACTTGGTGTTAAGGTCATATGGGAAACCCACATGGCAACTAAGGACTTCTATGGACCCAACAAGCGTTTTGTACCCGATTGGGAGAAGCGAACGAACAACTACTTACCGACCATCCTACTTACCGAGAAGGAAGAAGAACTCGATGAAGATGGTGAGTTGTTAGCGATGCACTACTATGTCAAATTCTCTAAGGCGAAGATGAATCCTGAACTTCAAGACAAGCGAAGAAAGGTATTCACTACACGTCCTGATGGCGAGCCTGAATGGTTCGGCCTCCCTGAATTATACGATGGGAGTTTGTGATTCAATACCTTTTGCATGTTAGGTATTGGGGAAAGTTTGTCAAGTAATAAGGGGGAAATTCATTCCGACTTGTGGTGTTCCAGCCATGACAGGGGTTTTCTATCACTTTATCCTCCCTCTTCCTTTCCACCTTTATAAATCGGCAAAGAGAAAAGAGTTGATAGTATGACTAAGATAACAGTAGACCGAAGCGATTTGATGAAGTTCCTTAGTGGTTTCACCAAAGGTATTGAGGACCTTCGTATCAACTGTTCAGGTATACACATGACTGTACAAGTAGCGTATGCTAATTACTATCTACGCAAGCGTCTTGTCGTATCAGACATAGAAGAAGAGGGCATCATTCACATTGCAATGCTTGAGAAGTTCCTTAAGTTCTTGAAAGCAAGTAAGCAGGATGATATAACACTTCGACAAGTATCTCCTGTCAAGCCACTACACATTGATGCAGGTGGTAACCGATTGCAGATACCGAGTACTGATGAGATTGAGTCCCATGCTAAAGTTAATGCAATGAGTAAAGTAATTAATTCATGCATTGGTGATAACTTCACTACGTTTTACAAGAGTCCATTAACGGCTCATGGAACACTATTTGAGACTAAGGATTTGATTTCATTGGCGGGTATGCGTACACTCGTATCTGATGACTCACAGTTCAAACTGCGTGTTCATTGTGGTGAGGAAGAGTTTGGTATTGTAGCAGGTAAAGCGGCGAGTGGTCGCCTGTTCACTACATTATCTATCAGCGATACCGATGGTCCCTCGGCTACAGTACAATCATACTTTGGTGATTGGTTACCTGCTTGCCTACAGTTCTTGGATGACGAGCAAGCACGATTCCACATGGGTGATGGTACACCGATTATCTTCGACCAAGACAATACTTTACTTGTGATTATAGATGAGGGAGATGAATGATAATTGATTGGTTCTCCGAATCCCCATCGGACCCTCCTATCCTCTACGAGAGGCGCAGGGGTGCTGATGGTGTATTGCATGAGCGATACATCATGAGTGAGGATGATGACTATGTACAACCCTTCTGTTGGGTTGACCAAGCATCCCCTACTCATGTACTACGTCGCATTCAAAGACTCGGTGCTGAAATACATTATGACATTTCAGCAAAGGGATTACACAATCAGAATCTATGGAAGGTTACAGTATCACATCCCAACTTACTTTGGGAGTTAAAGGATAAGTGTCCACGTTGGACATACGAGGCTGATGTCAATTATCTTGACCAGATTCTTCTAACAAACTATCCTGATGAGATACCTGACTTCCATCCTCGTAAGTGGTACTTCGACCTTGAATGGAACCCAAACGATGATGACGACTTTACAACAGTCATGGCTGTAGTGGATAGCGACCTTCGTACTCCTGTTGTCTTTGCGTGGGCTGATGAAGAGAAAACCAATTGTCCTCATCCGACACACATCGTAAGTGCAAGATACAGAACTGTGCGAGATGAAGAATACACACTCTATATCTATCCTTCCGAAGTGGAGATGCACGATGCTTTCTTGAAATTCCTTGAGAAACGTGACCCTGATATTCTCATTGCACACGCAGGTCATTGGGCTGACTTACCACATCTACATCGAAGGCTCGGTACTGAACGTGGGCGCATGTCACCACTCAACATATTCGTTGCACCTCCTAAAGATGGGAGTGGGTACAAGAGTACACGTCAACCTATCAAGGGGCGACTGGTGTTTGATACTGCGGCTCAATGGACTGATGGGAGTGGCTTTGAGGGCATATGGCAGAAGTCTGGTAAAGGGCAAGCACAATCTCGTAAACTCGATTGGTTCGCTAAGGAACTTGGATTTGAAGGTAAACTAACAAACGACATTGAAGGTATGACTGTGTTCAATGGTTGGACTGAACATTGGGAAGATTTCGTAGATTACTGTCTCCTTGATACAACACTCTTGCGTGATTGTGATGACAAACTTAACTGTACTAATTTCCACTTAGCATTGCAGAAAGTCTGTGGTGTGCAGTTTGGAAGCACACACAAGGTTACCCGATACTTTAGAGGATTGATAGGACGACGTACCGAACTCAAAGCCCCCTCATCATACATACAAGAACGACCTGAATTAGAAGCGGCATGGGTTATGCAACCTGTACCGGGTCGTCATGAGAACGTTGCTCTCATGGATTTCGCTTCTCTATATCCTAACATTATTCTCTCCGCTAACCTGTGTTGGACGACCCTCGTTGATGAGGGTGGGGAAGGAATACTTACACTCAACATACCTCCTAAGCGAGAGAAGGATGGTACATACATTCATGGTACTGGTGGTACATTCCATTGGGACCAATCAAGGGAGGGACTGTTCCCGAAGGTTGTCAAGGAACTGCTTGCTTTGAGAAAGCAATACAAGACATTGATGAAAGAAGCAACTGATGCTGATGAGAAACTCGGTTATAACATGTTACAGATGGCTGTAAAGGTTGCAGTAAACGCTCTCTATGGAATGACAGGAAGCCGTAAGGTTGGCGGTCAATGGAGTAGTTATGCCATTGCATCATCCATTACATATCTTGGTCGTAAGTCTATCACCATGCTCGTAGATGAGTGTGAGAAGCGTGGCTACAAGGCTCTTGCAGGACACACAGACTCCGTGTATGTGCAAGTACCCTTTGATGATGCACACCCTCTATGTGAAACGCTTACAGGTATCTCACAGAATGAATTGAACTTGGCGTATCTCGATGTCGAGTTTGAAGCGTTCTTCCCATACTGGTTTACTGCCAATACGAAGAACAGAAACTTCGGACTCATATCATGGCCTTTGGAAGATAAAGGTAAGATGAAAGTAACTGGTTACTCACTTAAGGCATCCAATGCCCCTGCGGTAACGAAGGAGATTCTTTCATCAGCATTCGAGTTGATTGCTACTGGTGCTGATGAGAATGAGGTATACAACAATGTTAGACCCGCTGTTACGAATCTGTACAAAGGTGGTAAGTCTGTTGATGAGATTGCTTCAAGTGGTCGCATAAATAAGAAACTACATGAGTACGACAAGGTTGTACCCAACCCTGCTAAGGCGGCGAGATACTCTAACCAATACCTCAAGACTGACTTCAACAAGGGAGACAGTATCAAGTGGGTATTCATAAACGGTGTACCCGAAGGGCAACCTCTCACCAATGTAATAGCATACGAGAATGTAAATCAACTTGAGGATTACGACATCGACTGGTCTACTGTAGTAGAGAAGTGGGTGCGTTCAAAAATCAAATCAGTATACGAAACCCTCAACTGGGATTTGGATGCAGTAACAGCAATGAGAGTTCCTAAAAAATATGGATGGTAATGAAAATGAAAAAGGATTGGACACATACAGATGCGGCGAAAAATAAAAAGTTTATACATAAGACTACAGATATTCCCATGCAATGTTCTCTTTGCCCTACGAAGGGTTTGAATGATTTCTTTGAACTTAAGGCTGGCGAGATAACGCATTATCTGTGTGAAAATTGTTTCACTTGGATATGCGCCCAATCAGACTTTAGAAAAAACAATGAGTGATTAAAATGAGTAAATGGAAATTTTGGAAAAAGGTACAAGAAACGCCGACAGTAAATTCATCAGTAAAGTATTGCTGTAACTGCGGTGGAAAGGTCATGCGACAAACGAAACTAAATGAGTTTTTCGATATGACTCCTACGAATCAGAAACGATTATATGATTTCGAGAAGGAGAACCGAGAGGTTACCGAGAGCATTGGGTTCAATAACAAGCGAAGAAAATACAGGGGGAATATATAATGAAAGAAATGAAGAGGTTATTAGTCAATATAGAACGATTAAGAGAATCCGCTTTACACACACTCGATACATTAGATGTAGCGGTGAAGGGTATTGTAGATGCAATGAAAGAAGATAACAGCAGAATGCAAATGAGGCTCACTCTCACGAAGGTGCTTGTACAAATCTGTACAGCAATGGAGACAATGAGTATTGCATCACTAATCGAGGATGGTGAATACGATGACCCTTGAAAAGAAGTGCATAGTATGCTCAGGGGTATTCACTCCTTCCACGAATACAGACCCAAACAAATTGTGTTTTGACTGTAGAGATAAGAGGACGTTTACTGCTCAGATGACAAAGGTGTTCACCAATATTCAGAATGGTATGCAAGCAATCGAGGACCGCTTGGCTACTTTAGAGAGTAAAATATCATACATAGGTACTATCGTACAAGCCGAAGTATCGACAAAGATAGATGAAATCGAGCGACGGAGAGATGGTGATTTGGAAGTCGATGTTAAGACAATGGTTGACTCAAGGATGGCTACAATCAATTCACGGATAATTACTTTAGAGGATAAGACAATTGATTCGATAAAGATACTTGACCCGAAGAACAAACTAAGACACATATGGAAGTGATAAGATGAGTAGAATAGAAGATGAAGTATGCGAGAAGATACAACAACGAGCACAGGTCGGCCTTGCAAAGTACGGGGTGAGTATGGAGGATGAGAAACTATCTCGTCTTAAGTGGCTCATACACGCACAAGAAGAAGCAATGGACTTAGCCGTATACCTACAGAAACTTATCGAGATGGAGATGAAAGATTGAGATGGAATCCTACTGGTGATGATAGTCGCCAATTGATAGACGAGTATGGGGAGGAGACAGGTCACACAGAAGAAGTGGACTGGTACAAGCGTAGTACATACGCATGGAATCCAAAGGAGGACCAAGACAAGATTCTCCGTATTACAAAGTCCAGCATAGGTACATTCGGCTGGTGTCCACAACAATACTATCTTGAGAAGTTCAAGGGACTACGAAGCGAGAGCCGTTATTATCACACTCGTGGATTGAATGTCCACGACCTCATGGAATGGTTTTGGGGTAACTTCACAAGCCAACAGGAGAGTGAGATACTACGTACAGATGATATAGATACTGCGAGAGAACTCTTCCTATCATCTGCGCCCACCCCTCCTGAACCGTATGAGTTCGGTGAGGAGGAACAGATTCAACAATGGCTTGATTGGCAGTTCAGACGGTTACTCGCTACTAAGGGTAAGGACTGGCGACCTGTAGGCGTAGAGTCAAACATTCATGGCAATAGGTATGTCATCGTTGATGATGAGCCTATTCCTGTTCATCTATCAGGATTCATTGATACACTCTTCAAAAGCGAAGAGAACGGCTTTGCCTTGATGGAATTAAAGACTGGTAAGTACAACAGTAGCAAGCCGGGAAACATGCGTAAGGAGATGGCATTCTACAAGATGATGTTGGAAAACAGTCCACACCATGAACTACTCCCTATCACCCATTGGGGATGGGAGTTTCCGGGTGGGGGCATAGAAGGCGGGACTGGTGCGAAGTTGCACTATGAGTCTGCTACTGATAAGAAGGGGAAGTTGGCTATGCGTAGCGTAGAAAACAATCTCGTCAAGTTAGTAAAGGCTCATCTGAACATGGAGTTTCCACCTGAGCCGTTCTTAGGAAGATTGAAACAAGGAGTTCCAATGGAGGAACAGACACTAAAATGCAATTGGTGTGATTACAAAAGCGACTGTGAATTTTGGTCGCTCACCGATGACTACTTAGACAACATAAAGGAGGAGATATAATGAAAGCACAAGGATTAGCAATACAACGTTTCTTAGAGGAATTTTTAGATAATGACTATTCGATAAGAATCATAGTCAAAGAGAATGGTAACTTACCTAACAGGGTTCCTTTCATTCGTACATCATACAGACAAACCACGATTGATTCATGGTTAGATGAAGAGACAGACTTCCCTGATACGGTTGGTCCTCTCGATATTCTCTATACTATACACGCACGTTATCTGATGGATAATGAGATTGTAGAAACAATGGAAAAATTGAAACAAGACTTAGACGACTTCCTACGAGCATTCCGGTGATTACATGCCGTTCGTACCTATTGACTTTCCAAGAGAGGTCTTGGAGTTACCTGCTAATGGTGAACGTGGGTGGCGACGAATTGTAAAGGACAGCGATGAACTACAGCAGTATTGGCGTGGAAAGAACGGAAGCGGTAACGTATACTTCACGGCTTATGGTTACAATGAAACACAAGCCCCTAAGCATCATCGTGTTGATTACAACACTCCACGAATCCACCACTTTGTAATGGACTTCGACTGTAAGGATTTCAAGAATCGTGGTGTTGATGTACCTTTTGAGATACCACACTCCGAAGTAATCAGTCTACACCGACACCTATCCAATAACAACATTGAACACTTCGTATGGTTTACTGGTGGAGGATTTCACGTATGGGTTCCTCTTTCAGAAACTATTGAACCCGCCGATGGTTCTGAACTTTCACGAGTAAAGTATTCAGGGAGAGTACTCATCAACAAGTGGGAGAAGGTCTTGAGTCCTTTCCGCTGTAACGACCCTACAGTAGCGTTCGATACAAGTGGTATGATACGTATACCCAACTCGTTCAATGCAAAGAGAGATTGCTGGACTATACCACTAACAAGTGAAGAACTCACTACACTAACGTATGATGGTCTGATGGATAAGGCGATGGTTCCACATACCGGTTACGTTAGTATGGGTGGAGAACGACTTAACTTTGAAATTATACAAAGCCCATTGATGACAATGACAGACATCAAGCCTGTCGATTTACCTACTGTGTCGTATGATGACATACATATCTTACCATGTTTAGCGCAAGCGGCGATGAATGGTGGTAACCCTACTGATAGAGCAAGGTATCACTTCGTGTCATTCCTTGCCGATAGATTCAGAATGTTCTTCCCTGCTTGGAAGGTAACAGAAGAAGAACGATTGACTCATGTTCCATCCATTGTTGACATATGTTCTCAGCAGAACTGGGTGGACTTTGACCGTGATTATACCGCTATGCGAGTTACTCATATTGTCAAAGCGGGGCATACTCATGCTTCCTGTACCACACTTTACCAAGAAGGTCTATGTGTTGGAAAGTGTAATTATCATGACGGAACGGGGGTAATGTGATGCCATCTGTACCGTGTAGCGTTTGTGGGCAGTATAGAGGGACAGTAAAGCCCGATAGATACTTTGATGGTTATCTACGTATATGCTACGTCTGTAAACAAAAAGAAGAAGTGAGAAAGAAGTATCAATGCAAATCACTTACGAGTGGTGGAAAGAGAAGATGTAAACAGTTACGCACACAACGGAGTGTCTACTGTGTGAATCACATTAAACATAACATACCAATAGAGGAGGAAGAGTAATGCCTAAGCCTGATTTGATAATTGATAGCAACGAGAGAGGAAGCCTATGCGAGTCCATAGAGCGACGAGCAACGAAGGCGGGACTGAACATAGTCCGTAAGCCATTACTTGTTGGAGACTACTTACTCGGTGGTGCGCTTGTAGAAGCGAAGAGTATTGGCGACCTATTCCAATCATCACACAACGGTCATCTATGGCGACAACTCGATAACATGGATGCCAACTACGAGCGATTCTTCTTAGTCGTTCACGGGTCCATTGACAAGTACGTTGCGATGGCAAAGAAGAATGGTAAGAAGGTTACATATTCACGAATACAAAATGAACTCATGGGTACGATAGCGAGAGTTATGTCTGACTTTGAGTGCCAAGTATTCTACACGCCTAATCTAAGTGAGGCGGCAATGTTTGTAGTGAAACTACATGACAAACTCCACAAGCCAGCGAGCAAGCATGGCGCACACGCACTACGCCGTGTCTCGTCTAATGACATCCGTTTGGATATGCTGTTGGCTGTACCCTCCATTGGGAGGGAGATTGCTGAACGCTTGTTAGAACAATGCGGCAGTATCGAAGAAATGGTATTCCCTGAATCACTAAAGAAGGTAAAAGGGTTGGGCGACACCCGACGTAGTTTACTCGTTAAAGTATTAACAAGTGAAGAAGAGGTACGCCAAGCAAGAAGAAAAAAGGTATAGCCTTATAAATCGGCAAAGAGAAAAAGGTTGTGGAATTATGACATCAGTAAAGGAATATAGAGCAGTACAGAAGTTTCCAATTTTGGATGCGTATCTTACGCACTTCTCAAGAACATCAATGAAGAATGAGATACCGGGTCTACTGTCATTCTTTTACATTCAAGGACAACTTGCATTACCATATGTTCGTATTCCGACTGGTGATACCCACCTCGACCCTCGTGTTCACGTCTTTTGGATTCAGCCGTCAAGGACTGGTAAATCCATTGCATGGAACTTCGTTGGAGACATTATGGAAAATGTTGGTATTCCAATCGAGTTGTTTGCATCAGGTACAGACGCAGGACTGATAGGCTCTACACAGCAGATATTGGATGAGCATGGGAAGCCTACGGATGAGGTGGAGACAGTACCGGGTTTGCTCGCAGGTCGTAAGGGTATCAACTTCGATGAAGGTTCTATTCTACTCACTCCAAACAAGCACAGTCAAGAGACTGTATTGTATCTTCAAACAGCGTGTAACCCTGTAGGAAGCGGGAACAACACTCTCGTTAAGCACATGAAGGGCAACAAGGTTGAGTGTCCTTCTATGGTGTCTCTATGGATTACCACGTACCCACCGAAGGGTGTCAAGGACTACGTACTGACAAAGGGTATCTTCCAACGTGTACTGCTTTACTGGGCGCATTGGGACATGGATGCAAGACAAGAAGTGAGTACACGTAGGCTTGGTACGTTCTTCAAACAATCCAAAACAATTGATTACACAAAGGATGACCTGTATGATTATTTCAGAACAAGCGAGAAGAGAATGCGGGACCGTCTACTCGATATGGGTGAGATAACATTCACCCAATGGGATGAACTATCCGAAGATGAAAGAGAGGATTTGGTACAGGAAAAGATGTGGACTATGTTCACCCCTGCGCCTGACTTCGATACAGCATTGTATCAAGCGTCTGATGAGATATACGACTTGCTACGCAACATGGATGCAAGCATGTCTGAAATCGTTGCTTCGTTCACCCCTGCTGTTGAGAACTACTTAGGTATCTTCGCTACTCACATGGCTATCCTTGATGAGAAGTGGGTGATTACTGCTGAACACGTAGATATGGCTCACGAGATTCTCATTGACCTATTCCAAAACCTCATCGCTTGGCTTGAGGATTCTGTTGAAATCAATGGAAGCAAGGCTAAGGAAGGAAAGATTCACGATGACATGCTCAAAGCATACAAATCATGCGCCCCATACGAGATTGATGATGAGGGTGATGGTTGGAGATTACAGATGAGTATATGGAATATGTATATGTCTAACACAGGTGTAAGCAAGAGTACAGCGCAACGGCACTTCAAGGATTACTCGGCGAAATTATTCAATCGAAAGAAGAGTTCAGGAAGAATGTACTACAGAAGAAAAGGTGAAAAGAATGAGTGACATAATGGCATTAGATATTGAAACGGGTAACTACTCTTGGGAAATAGGGGGATGGGATAAGACCGCATCCTTCGAGCCTACAGTAGTGGCTACATGGAACGGAGAGGATGGAAACATCTACTGTAACAAATCATTGTCTGTTGATGCTACGGTAAAGGCACTACACCCTCGTACATTAGGTGATGACTTAGATGCACACGTCAAGAAGGGCGGTATCATTATCGGTCATAACATCAAAGCATTCGACCTCCCTGTATTACGGGATGCATTGGACTGTTGGACAGCAGGTGATATGCTGAAAACAGAAAGCGTCATTGATACAAAGAACCTCGTCAATAAAGCGGCTATGACACAACAGAAAGTCATGACCAGCCTCAAAGAACTGGTTAAACATACCTTAAGCGACAACAAACTTATGAACAGCGAGGATGCGCCTAAAGCATGGAGGCAAGGGAAATATGATGAGGTGGCTAAGTATTGCTTAAGCGATGCTCAACTTACATATGACTTATACCAATTTGGTAAGAGCGAAGGCTACGTTCGTTCTCGTGCAGTAGACACGGGAGAATTAGTAGACATAGAAGTAAAATGGTGAACAACATGAGTAAAGAACAGGACTTAGGAAGAACAAATGCACAACAGATGAACATACGTGCGGCACGTACAATTGCCGATACCGTGAAGTCCACGTTAGGACCAATGGGTATGGATAAGATGCTCGTAGACGGGCATGGAAACGTCATCGTAACAAACGATGGCGCAACCATTCTACGTGAAGTAGACGTATCACATCCCGGTGGTAAGATGATTGCAGAAGTAGCAAAGACACAAGAGAACCTATGCTACGATGGTACAACAAGTACTGTCGTATTAGCAGGTGCGTTACTCGGTAACACAGAATCTCTCTTCGCTCGTGGTCTACACCCCAACGTCATCTGTCGTGGGTATCATGAGGCATCTCTCATGGCAACTACATACCTAAGTAATGAGGTTGCTATGTTAGCCGAAGGAAGAGAAGAATACCTTAAGATTGCACGTACTGCGATTACTGGTAAGACTCTTGAAAACGCTCTCGACAAGGTATCAGAACTATGTGTGTCTGCTGTTGAACAAGCAGGAAGTGCTGAATCAGTTCGTGTAGTATCGTTTCCGGGTGGCTCACTTGATGACTCATACCTCTTTGGTGGTGTGATTGTCAACAAGGACTTCGTGCTTGAAGTAGAGGATGAAAAGGAATCCTATCGTCATTTCATGCTCATTAATACAGGACTCGATGTTGAAAAGAATGAAGAGAATGTACAGGTTCAGATTGATGCTTCATCATATTCATCATACAAATCCGCAGGTAAGGCTGATTTGATTTCAAATGCAAAGCGTATCGTGGAAGCATTCGATAATAAGCATGGTATAGTCTTTGTACGTGATAGCGTAAATGACCACGTATGTGCCTTCCTCAAGAAGCATGGAATCATGGCTGTACGTCGTACCCCTGAATCGGTTATACGTGCGCTAAAACGTGCTACTGATAGCGTTATCTTCCAAACCGTTGATGACATCTCATCATACACTTCAACAAATATTACAAGAGAGAAGCACAACGATGTATGGCATCTGTTTGTTTCTAATAATACTGGTGAAAGTAAGGAGGCGACACTTGTACTACGTGGTGCGACCTCTCATACACTTGAAGAAGTTGAGCGTGGGTTTGATGACGCACTTGGTGTTGTATCATTGGTCATGGCAAATGACAGGATTGTTGTTGGTGCAGGTAACGCATACGCTCGTATGGCTGTCTATCTACGCAACCATGCGGCTCAAGTAGGTGGTCGAGCGCAGATGGCTATCGAAGCCTTTGCAGATGCTTTAGAGAGTATTCCTGCGACTATCGCTGAGAATGCTGGTCAAGACCCACTCGATACGATTCTTGAAATGAGACACCAACTGATGGAAGGTAAGACTTCTGTTGGTCCTGATGTTGAGAACGGTGGTGTATGCGACGTTCTTGCGCTCGGTGTTATCGAGCCTGTAGAACTTGTACGACAAGCAGTATTGAGTGCGGCGGAGGTTACGAATGCTATCCTACGTATTGATGACATCATAGCACGTCGAGGCATGGAATAGATGGGACGATTGATTGACCGATTAAAGGTCAAATGTCGTAAGTGTACGCATTGGCATATTCCGCATCGCCTAACAGCGAGATACCTTGACGGTGAAAATAAGCGTATTCATCTCTTTCAATGCAAAGAGTGCGGTGCGTTTTGGATTGATTCATCCTTTAGTCAACAGTAGCAAGCCATGTAGCAACAAAACCTGCTATAAACGCTATCAAGAAAAGGATAAAAATTGTCATATTACCAACTGTTTATGACGGCTTGTGTAGGCGGTGTACCCCAACTACTCGGCCACTCACTCATGTCAATAGAACCATTAGTGAATACCATGCAATGTGTAGGATAATCAAATTGAGTGAAACCCGCATTATGCATTGCTGTTGTTAATTGTTGTACTGTTATATTCATCATACCATCTCCTGTACTACAAAGTAAGTGATTGTGTCTAAATTACCTACTGTACCGCTTGATGCTGCTGTAATTCTTGCTTGAACTTTATCACCTGCGTCTAATTTGAATACTGATGATACTAATTCTTTTAATCCATTTGAACTCGGACCTCTCAACATAATAGCGTACCCGCTTCCTGTATCTTTGTAAAGCGAAGTGAAAGACCAACTTGGTGCAGATGTAAAATAACAATTAACATTGAACAAATAGTAACCATCTCTCGGTGCTTCAAAGCAATTGGCCGAGGCCGATGTATCAAAATCATTACCTATATCATACACTTCTGTGTCAAATGGTAAAGTAACTGTACCCGATGAGTATGATAGGTTCCCACTCATTGTAGCCCTTACTTTCGCTTTAGTGTTAATAGCCGCTATTGCCGTTACGTTACCGTTTGCTAATAGTGTGTTACCTGTAATAGCAGGGGCGTTAGCGGCCTGTGCCATAGCATCTGTGTACTCCGTTGCACCATCAGCGACGTTGGCTATCGTTCTGATGTTAGCACCTGTGAGTTCTTCAACATCACCCGCACCACTTGTGATTCTTCCTAATACTCTACTTGTAGCAGAAACGTGTTGCATCTTAGCGTATGTTACGGCTTCATCAGCAATAGTAGCCGCTACTGAACCTGAACCACTTGCAGTTACATTACCAGTTAATGCTGTTATACCTGCCGCCGCTGTTGCCGCCCATTTAACACCAGATGCTTCCGAACTATCTGCTGTTAGAACATGGTTGTTAGTGCCGACGCTGAGTATAGTTGCATCACCTGAACCATCTCCTACTACTATCTGTCCTTTGGTTCCCAAATCGCTGTGCATTATTGCACCTGCGGCGTTAACATTGGTTGCGTCTGTAACATCAGCACTTGCTTCGATTCCATCTAACTTGGTTTTGTCTCCGTTAGCAAACGCACCTTCCGATGGTTTAACTTGCAATGTAGATATTGTTACACCTTTTACACCTGCTAAGTCAGTTAATTCTGAGTCCATCAATGCACCCGCCGCAGTTACATTGGCTGTATCTGTAGCATCAGCACCATCTTCAACATTGAGCAAAGTCAATACATTCGCTTTGGTTAATTCAGCAGGAGCCGCCGCACCTCCGCTTACATTTCCTAAGATTCTATCATCGGCAATGTTTGCTATTTTGGCAAGGGTAACATTTGAATTTAATATCTTAGCCGTTGTAACCGCATTGTCTGCTATTTGTACAGTTTCTATTGAGTCGTCTGATAAGACGCTGAATACGGGTGTAGTGGCGTGGCTTGTAGTACAAACGAACCTTGTAAGCGTTCCTCCTGATACAGAATAGTTTGAAGCACGAGCGAATACTACAGCGTTACTTGCATGTAGATTTCGCACTTCAATGATATAACCAGCAGGGAAAGAACCAGATGTGGTAAGTGTGGCACTCCCACCGGGAGTTAGAAGTAGAATATTAGCATCAGTAGATTTGAGTGTTATACTCGTTGCTGTGCTTGTCAATACACGGTCAAAGATTGAACGTGTAAATCGAGCCGCATGTGTTCCACTATAATACAAAACACTCTTATCGTTATCAGGCGCAGTAGTGCTTGATAGTTCAGTTCCATATGATTCCCATATAGCACCAAAGCGACTTGCAGACATAGCACCTGTTTCATCAGCACCATGTAGACTATCTAAGGCTGTATGGGATTCGATAGCATCTGTGGCCGCTACTGCGCCCGATGTTACTGGTGATAAATAAATAGGAGAAGGTCTGATGAATACTCTCTTATCATTTATTTCAGTTACTTTAATGTTTAAATCACCTGAACCTGATTCGTAAACACAACGCAATGTAGCGAGTACAATAGATTGTTTTACATTCAATGAGGATAGAGGGTAATTAAGAAATGAAGATGGTGCAAGTGGGTATGATGTACCAGCAGTAACAGGAGAACCCATTTCCCACCCTATCGAATTATTATCATTATCAGAATTAACATATATTACTACTAATGCTTCTTGACCCGAAGTTAGTGCAGAAGGAGAACCAGCCTTATGTGCGCTTGTAGAAATAAGGTCTATGTCTGTATTTGAACCTGCGAAGGCAAACATTACACCGTCTATTACAGCGTAACCACCTAACACATTTACCCTGAAATGAGAACTTGATGCAACACCATTTACTCGACCTGCCAAGTTAATTGGATTGTTTCTATCTCCATCCCCCTTAGCAGTATCTTCTTCAAGGATAATTCCATTTCCATGTATACCTTCGTATGCATTTGTTATACTGGGACTGATGATTGGTTCCCCATCAAATAAACCATCTTCTATTGTAGGAGTGCTTAGACTCGTATGAGTCGTTAATGTCATATTCTTTTTTGTATGTCCTGATAACGGATTACCTGTCATTATGCCACCTCAATTGTTATTTCAATTTTCACTTCATTAGAATTATTTTTAGTAATTGGTTTAATGGTGAATCTACTTACAGGAGTAAAACTTGTTGTACCCCTTGTTTGAATGTATACTTCCTTTATGGGTTCAGTAAAGGTTTCTGTGTGTGGAAGTGTCGCCTCTATTAGAAGTGTCCCGTCATCTACTATCGTAACCGTAGGCGTGAGTGTGATGGCAGGTCGCCCCGCTGAACCATCGTCGCTGGTCGCTGGTGTACCATCAAATCCCAAGACAACTTCATTGATGTTATCTCTAATGGTTTCAATGAGTAGGCGGCGTATGTGATTACTGATTGGCATTACACTCCACCCCTTCCAACAAGGAATTTGCTACTCTTGCTTCCACCCATAGGTTCGCCCCTTCCACCGACTGTTCCTCTCGATGTACCACCAATAAGAATTGCGGTACTCATAACCTTATTTTCATATATTTCAGCATGGATTTTAAGTTCTACTTTTCCAAACATTGCCAAATTGACATCCGTAATCTGGAAGATATTTTCAGGATTAATGTTATTTGCTTCTACAGTAAATCCTTCGTTCAACGATTGCAAAATACCTTCAAGTCCAACGTCTATATTCATTAACGATATATCGCTTTTCATAGCAAAGGGCTGATGTCTAATTTCAGTAATTATTTTATTCTTACCTTCATGAATAACCGTCATACCGGGTCTTAGTCCTAAACCAGAATAACTGTTTGAAATTGTTTCAGCACCCTTCATTAAAGACTGACCTCGTAGAATTTTTCGAGCAACTCTCTTTGCACTATTTTTATTTCGTACAGTATGGTCTACGAATGGTGATGATATTTCTCGCACGTCGTCCGTTTGTGATTCCGCATCGTCTACAGTTACTATAACCAAATCATTCAATGCCATAGGAATACCCTGTACTGTAACTCTATTTGCTGAATTATCAATTGGATTTTTACTTTGTCCTGAACTATACGAGTTTGATATATCAATTGTACTTTCACTAAACGAAATTGGTACATACAGTAAATTTCCAAATGTATCTAATAGAACCATTCGCCCATCGTGTCTTGCAATGTATCGCAATGCTGTAAGTAAATTCGTGTTATTGAAATTCTGCCCAATGAATCTTGTACTGTGATTTCTTTTCTTTGTAACGACTGATTCATGGCGACCAATATTCATACTTGTAATACCTGTATCTACTGATTCTGCTAATTTTATGGCTAAGTCTGTTGTTCTCAATCCAATATCGAGAGGCTGTCCCATTTTCACGGCATCATGGGTAAATCCTATGTCATCAAGAGTACGACTTTTCATATTCTGTAAATGCCCAAAAACTCCTATTGTACTATCTTCTATAGATTTTAGAACTAAACGTTCGGAAGGGCGCAGTTCATTGAATAGAAGGATTGGAACGTTGCTTGAAGATAAACTTTCACCATTAAAATATGGTTTACCAGTGTATTCATGACCGGGTGTTTGAGCGTGTGTAATCTGTACTCCTGATTCACCCTCAACAATCTGATATGACGATTGAGGCATAACCTGTAGTGTGCGGGTATTGCTTTTTTCTACAGTAATCTTTGGCTTCGATGAAGTTTGTACGCTTACACGAGCATGATGAACAGCATTGTCAACAAACACGGGCTTACGTACATGGCTCATGACTTCACTAACATCGGTGTTAAACCGACCAGTAGTAGTATTTTTGATAAGAGTCATCAGCAGTTCCACCGTTTAAGGGATGCCCCTTTAGGTGTGAGTTTGCCTTTCTTACTTGTAGGTCCTTTCATTCCACCCATGCGAGCACAAAACGATTTACGTCGCTTTGCTTTCTTAGAGCCGGGTTTCAGTTTACTGGGTTTAGTAGTAACTGGAGGTTTTAGATTAGCACC